CTTACGTCCGAACCTCCCGCTTATTTCCTCATCCGTTACAATGCCCCGAAATACCTCCGTGCCATTGTTGGTCAAGAATAGCAGGTCCCCAAGCTCTATAATGTCATACCCGACCAGATACTTTTCATCACTATGGGCTTTGGAGAATGATAGTTCCGTTCCCAGGGTATCAATGCTATCCCTCCATGATAAGTTCCCGATCATTGGGGTTACGTTATAAGCAGACCCAGTGGTCTTATAAAGTGTTAATTTGTAATTGTCTACTGCCATAACTACGCCACCAAACTGACAAAACGGTATTCTTTAATCTCAAGGGAATAACGTATATCCCCATTTTTCATTTCAGCATGTGAGAAATTATCAATAGTACAGGCTATATTAAGCACTTCTTTTTGATCATCTGTAAGCATAACCAATCTTAGCGGTATTCTGGCCTTTCTTTGCTTAGTGAAAAAATCTACATAAGACCAAGCATCCGAAGAACTATTTTTCTTTGCAAAGGCATAATCTTGATTTAGCAAGATAGAGCTGATCGATAAAGTAATTAGCCCCAGGTCGCCGATCAAGTTAAGAACCCCATTGTTCAGGGTGGAAAACTCCTCGTTGTTTTGTCCCTGCTTAATCTCGATATCACTAGGCACAACCGGAAGGACCTTGATTTCTGCGTTATTGTTTACGCTAAAAATGATACTATTCATGCTGGTCCTTCCTTTCTATGCCATGTTCAGCAATTGTAGATTTAACTTCCTGTTAATTTTTTCACCTATGGTTTCAATGAATTCATCAGTACCAATAAAGGTATCTATATAGATGTGAATGCCCTTACCTTTACTGTTACCATTTATCATGCTATCTGCTGTCTGCAGTAATTGTTGACTCCTAGCATTACCTTTTAAGGGTATGGCTATCTCTTTCCCTGCTTCACCAAAAATACTAGGTCTATTGGCTATGCCGCCATTAGCATACAGACTACCGCCAAACACGCCACCACCAGGAGTAGTAGGGTATGAGAATGGTTTAGGAGGTTCAGCCTTAGGAGCTTCAACCTTAGAGGGCCCTTTAATATCTGGAGTTAATCCTCTACTCTGGCTCCCCCTACCATTAACAACACTGTACCCCATGTGTCCTATTAGGTTTATATGTACACCAGGAAGATTGTTCAGACCCACGATTAGAGCGTTTATAAGGTCGATGCAATAGTTAACTCCATCTGCAAAACTATTTTTTATCCCGACCCATGTTGAATGCATCTTACCGCCTATAAAATCCCAATGCTTGTACATATAAATACCTGTAGCTACCAACAATCCTATTGCTGCAGCAATACCAACAACAATCCACGTCATAGGATTTGCTAGCACCGCCGCGTTTAATCCCCATTGAGCTATGGTTGCCCCTACAGTTCCTGCTTGAATTCCTGCCATTATTCCCTTATAGATGAACATTCCTGCTGTAATAGCTTTCCACGCCCCCATTGCGGCAGCAATTCCCCATATCATAGGTGCTATAAAACTCCAATTGTCTTTTATGAAATCATATAATTCTGCTGACTTTTCAAACACGGTTTTAACAGTTGGAATAATGTTTGTTTTTGCAAATACTGAAAAAGTTTTTACACCTTCAATAATCTTTACAAATCCCGCAGTAACAGCGGGCATGGCTCCTATGCCTATTTTTAGTAGGTCTGTATATAGTGGCAATAATGCCTGTCCTGTCTGCTTCTTAAGCGCCGCTAACTGCTTCTCTACTAAGATCTCTATACCTGCAGCGGTCTTTGTTTGAGCTTCTGCACTCCCGCCAAATTCAGTAGCTAGCTCTTTTAATATCAGTTTTTGAGCACCCGCTAGATTACCAGATTTCTGCATAGTTTCTATTTGTTTTTTCTGCTGTTCAGTAAAGGATACCCCAGCCTTTTTTAGGGCGGTCATTCCTGATATAGGGTCATTTAAGGCCTTGCCCAGCATAACAGCGCTACTACTCGTATCTTTACCTAATGCTTGACTCATATCTAAAATAGCTTGAGATGCTTCTGGGAATACGTCTTTTCCAATTTTAGTAAAAGTCAGTAATAGATTTTCTCCTTCTAAAATAGAAGCCTTAGAGATGATGGTATGTAAGTTTAGTTTGTCTGTAAGAGCGCTTACACTTGTTGCTGTCATACCAGACACTCCACCTGTTGAAGCGATAACAGCCCCTAATTGTGCCATTACCTTTTCACTTTCTTTAGCACTGGTCATAGCGTCTGTTAAAAATTGCTTGGCTGAACTGAAACCAACATAGGCAAGGGCAGCCAAGCCCACTCCCCGAGCCATACTACTAAAAGATGCTGCTGCTGACTTGCCAAATTTCTGCACATCATTCTGCGCCTTTTTAGCTTGCCTAGATACATCAGCAGTTCCGCCACTTATTTTTTTAAGATTTGCGCTGGCCTGATCCTTTAGATTTAATATTGTGTTTATGGTCCTAGTTGCCATTGTCCCCCTCCTTCCTACAACAAAAGGAGAGGGCTAACTAGCACTCTCCCCACTGCGCTTTTATTTTTGCTTCATCGTACTTAAGCCTAATTTCCTCTTGATATGCCATGCTCTCAATATAAAAATGCTTCTCCTGGTAATCCAGAGACAATAAATAATCTAGTTTGTGGCCTTTAGTAAGGTAATAAGATGCCCAATAGAGCAAGCCGCCATCATTCTTATTACCTCTGATTAGTTTTTTATGTCTGCACTTACTTCCTCAGCTAATTTGTCACCAGCAAACGCCTCATTGATTTTCCCGGCCAGTTCGATAGTCCCTTGGATCTCGAAAATCTCCACTACTATATCGAGCGGATCTATGACATTAAGGGCTGTCTGTAGTTCTTTGCTCTGGACAAACTTACAAGTAGCAAAAACATAATCCTTGCTTACCTCCAACATGAGTGCGGTATCTTGTCCTTGGTAGTTGCCATCACCATCAATCTTTACCGCCTTAGCTATACCATCTATATAAGCCAATTGTTGCTTAGTAGTAGGTCTAGTAAAGGGGATCAACTCCCCGGTCGGTGTCTCGATGTCGATAGATTCAACCTTGCTCTGATATCTTTTTATGCTATTCTGTAAAAATTCATCTAATGTTATTGCCACAATAAGCCTCCTATACGCTTGCTAGGACTTTGAAGTCCTCAGCCTTAAACGGTAGCTCGCCCTCTATGATTTTCTTTTCCTCGAAGTTTGCTAATTCCAGGCTATCAAAGGTAACTCCAATATAAGCTATCCTTTCAGTCTCACCCGTGCTTTTATTTAGGACCTTGCTGATGATTTTTACATCCGGAATAATACCATTCCTGTAATCGTCAGCTATAAGCGTCAAGGCTCTGCTGTCAGTTTTTCTCATCTTTAAGCTACCAGACACTTTATAACCAACTAATACTTGACTGGTTTTCATACCATTGGGTACTTCTTCAAACTCAAATTCTGCCTTGACTGAAAAAGAACTGATTTCATCCCAGTTCGAATCATTAACCCATATCTTACCGTTAGAGCCGGTCCAGTATTTGTTACCCGTTGCAGTCATGGTTTTACCTCCTTTCTACTAATTACATATAGATCGTTAGGTTAATATCCTCCATGCAGTTTGGAATCTTTACATTAGCCACTAAATAAATATTCGTACCTACCGGCATTTCATTCACTTTAGAATCCGTCCAAGCTGCCACTACTACATCTCCGTACTTGGGAATGTTCGCCGTTCTTTGAACTGTGGTATTGATGGCGGCCAGGTTATCATAAGCATCATCCAAAAGGCTGCCTTGTTCTAAAATCCGGAAATAACTATTAATGGCACTCACTAGCAAATGCTGATTATCAGCAGTATTTTTATAAAGCCCTTTATAGCTACCCTGCCAGGTACTGTAAATGTCTAAATATATCAGATCCATGGTCTCTACTATGGTGATATATTTCATATCGTCTGTGATGCCGCTGCCGATAGTGGTTAAGCTGTTATTACCTCGGGCTGGCTTTATTACCCCATTGTCAGCGAAAAGGACAAATTCCCCGTCGTTTACCGCTATCTCATTATCTACCGGTTCTACTACACCCGATAAATCGGTAAAGGTGTAACTGATTGCAGATCTGAGCAGGGATAGTCCGGCTAGGAAGCCAACTAATCTAGCAATATATTTATCACCCGTCACCAGCCCCCTGGTGTCCGTATACGTAACGAATGTGTTAACAAAGTTGACTACATGCATATCGGCTGCAATCACATTATAGACCACAGCCTTAAACCTCTTGCCCATGGTTAGATTGACAGCCTTTACCCAGGTCGAAAGAGCTAGTTGCTCTGTGGGTGTACCTTCCGCAATGCCGATCCAGTCAAAGGTCTTTGCCATGATCTTTACTAGTAAGTCTGCCAGCACCCCCACAACATCCATTCTGGCTACGATTACTTTAGTGGGTATGCCTAAAAGCGTATCATTAATATATGCTAGGTTCGTTGCGGTATATTTGGCCAGTTCCGCCGTGGTCAGATCTGCCACACTGGTATAGGTGGCAAAATCAAAGGTTTTAACAGTATCATCCTTTATGATAATGAGTGCTACGCCCTGGCTACCCCTGGTTACTGCACTACTGCCCAGGCCGGAGAAAAGTATTGAGATATTGGGAAGTCCTATGTCGGCCATATTGTTACCATCCTTTCTAAATTTATAATTTTTCAGCCAATTCTAATGTTTCCATTAGCTCGCCGGTGTCGGTTTTTTCAAAGTTCTCCGAGAAACTAATGTCAAAGTAAAAGTGGAGAACTCCATCAACCACATCAAAGGTCACGTCCTGGATCTCTATTACCTGCCCTTTACCCGCATCGATTACGAGGGTATTATCGTCAAGGAATAAATTCTCTAAATCATTTTGCATGTCTAAAATTTCTATACGATAACTTACCTTGTTGGTCGGGAAAAAGTAAACCCTTATGGTCATCTCGGTATCCTTGCTGACATTCATAAAATTACTTGGCGATGTATTATCATCTGAAGTACGAAAAGAAGGCCTTGTTAAGCCTTCTCCGTCATCTGCTGCTTGGATTGTTATTAATGGGAATTTCGCCTTGAGTTTACTGTTAACTGCTGTAATGATTTGCGAATACTTTATCAAGGGTTAACCACCTCCTAGAGCTTATGCTTATCTAGCAAACCGTCAACAAACGCTTCGCAATCCGTAAAAAAAGTAGGCGTAAAGCTTTTCTCTGCTGCCTCGAAGAAATGAGCACCTTCTTTAAAGCCGTGTTCGACCTTGTTTTTGTCTACTATCCTGTGTCCGTATTCCAGCAAATGAGCGTGTGGACTTGCACTATAAACTCTAATAGCCATTGAGTCCTGAAGGT